ATCTTGGGACTGAACATTTCATGCCATCCGGGAGAATAATCTCACCAGAGGGAAAAATGTCGGTCCAATATCTTTCAAGGAAAGTTTTACCAATGGCGTGTTTCGAACTTTTCTTAGAGATAGGAGTAAAATCGTGCTCATGATCCTGTCCATGCGCGAGGTTCTTTGCTGCATAGCGTGCGCAATACCCAGCGCTGTGAAAAGTAACAGAGCCGTATTCAGCAATTCCGTGGGACCAGAGAGCGGTAAGCGTTTTAGATTCCTGTACTCGATCTCCGCGGTCGTTAGTGTATTTATGAACGCCATCTCTGGGAGCAAAATTAAAGAGTATAGCGTGCCAATGAGGGCGTTTTGTTTTGTCACCATATTCGCCGGTGACGAAGCATCCAATGGGCGCATCCTGGACCTTTCGTAATTTTTTCATGAACTTTTGAAAATCACTGTAAATCAGTTTAGTTGATTTGAGGTTTTCTTCTGAATAAGTCAAGGTAATAAAACAATTTTTTTCGTGCATTTGAGCTTCATGCACACATCGTACAGCCCATTGCCGGGCGTACTCTAACCTGCAGGAAATACATTTCCCGCATGGTAATTCGAAGGTTGGATGTTCTTTGTTGTGAGTTCTGGGCGACCATGATAAGGTCTTACCGTCGGACTTAAATCCGACAGTTCTGGGGCTCGTGCAGCGCATTGTACGGGCCTTTTTTTATGCGATTCGTGCGCCAGTTCGGGCGCGTCTAAGTGGTGAATTGGCTCCGTGAATTACTGCGCCTTTTTTGAATATTTTACGAGATTGGGAACGTGTGAGTTGACGTCGTTTCATGGGAAACTCCTTGTTGTGACACCAGTGTTGGTGTCAGTGGGCATAATTACAACAAGGAAGTGATTATGCCCACTTGCGTCTGGACTATCCTAAGTCTGACGCTTTTGCGATTCGCTCAGGTGCCTGAGTTGTCTCAATTGATCCGGTTTCTTCATCGTAGAAACCTAATAAGAATAAGTCGTAATCGCCTGGAGATTTGGCGATCCGGCCTTGCGCGTCTTTGGCTGTATGTGTGAACGATCGAAGAGCCTCGGCTCTTGTACGTTGAATAAACGGATTGCTGTATGTTCCTGCGGCGGAGTCTTTGATTGCAAAGATTCCTTGCTTAAGTTTTGAAGTTTCTGGGTTGTAACGATCTGGACGTGGATCTCGAGAGACTGATTGCATGTAATACCTCCTAGGTATTGTTGTGGCATCGCTGCCTGTTGTTTCGGTTCCTGGACTTTGTGTAGTCCAGGCATTTTGTAAAGGTTGTTTGTTGAATTTATTTTTCCCTGGACCAGGGAAGCGCTCATTTAAGTTTATACTTTGAGCTTTTCTCGCCACTTCTGGCTCGGTCTTGCAGACTGCGAATTTAGGCTCGACGTTAGTATGTCTCGCACAGTTTAAGAAGAGAGGGCCTCCCTATGTTGGGTTAAGCATCGCCAAAGGCGAAGCTGTCCCGAGGGAAGCCCATTTGGTGGGTTAAGGAAGAAAGCTAACTCTTGGTTGTTTTTTGATCCGCTGGTGGAACATTTGCCGTGTTACTGATTTGTTCTTGTGCGGGTTTTTTTAGAATACCAAGTTTAATCGCTTCTTCTTTGTTTTTGGGATTTTTTAAGAAATCCATTAATTGTTGAGGATCGTTCGCAAAACGCGAACGAAGTTTTGAAGGTAATAATTCAAACGCGGAATCGGCTTTTGCAACGAATTCCATGGCGGTTTGATATGAAGGCATGGATGCAAGATCTGCGTAAATGCCTTGAGCAACAGGGGACTTGAGAAAGGCGTCCTGTTGATTTTTTGTATATTTTTTCATTATTTGATGAACGTCGGTAGAGTCTCTCATGTTTTGTTGAGTAAGAGATGGTTCGTTGGGATCGATCGTTGTTTGAACGCGAATGCGACCAGATTGTTTGTGGCGCATAATGCGTTTGTTAAGTTTAGTTGTAACTAGTTCCCAATTGGGGTCGTTGTTTGTCTTTTTCATGGTAAGCGTCCTTTCGGTGTGAAGCTTGGCATTTTGGGTTGATATTTAGCAGCGCCCTTGGCTGCATTTTTGAGCATATCGTAAAAGAAATTAAAAATTTCTGATTTGGGAAGGTCTTTGCTGGTAACGGTAGTGTCCATGTTGGTTTTATTTTTCTGAGCCTCGAGAAGTTCGATCTCTTTTTCTTGTTTATTTAAACCATACATGAGGTTGGCCATTTGCAGAGCAGAGGCGGACATCCCCTCCATTTCGTTTTTTACGGGGGCCATCGCTCCAGCCGGAGATGATGAGCCTGAATTGACTGAAAGGATTGGATTGAGCCCGGCTTTGCGAAGATCTTCGACTTCGCGTTGGTGGGCGGTGTTGGACATGCGTTCTTGAAAGGCCATTTGTTTATCGGAAAGTTCTTCGGCTTTTTCGTTGGCGTCTTTTGCGCCAAGAGCTGAAGAAATCATGCCGCCGGCGCCAAGGCCTATGGCTGCGCCTGCGGGTCCGCCGAAGAAGGCGCCGATGCCGGCGCCTGCTGCGGGAGCGAGGGATTGTACGGATGGATCGTCTCCTTTCCATCCGAGGGCTGGTATCGACCATCCCATTAGAAACGTCCTAAGCTTGCGACTTGCGGTCGCGCTGTCATTGGTCGGACGTGTCTATAGTCGAAGAAAGAATCGAAAATCAGATGTGGCTCTGACGTTACAGTGATCGATCTTTCTATCGGAGTGTTTTGTTGAGTAAAGGACGCATTAAGGGTTGGGCGAGAGGCAAATTCCTCAGCCATGTGCCATACGTCAAGGGATCCCGTGGCTGTGGAACGTAACACGCCAGAAATGCGGGATGGATAGAACCTGAGATCGCCAAAGCGTTCGGCATAACCGAGTACAAGGTTGTCGTCGCCGGTGCCGTCGGCATAAATGCGGCGTGATGGGACTGCTTCATCGCCAAGTTCTTGAAACTTAGGCCAATAGAAGTCGAAGCGTGAATTTCTGTCCCACATTGCGGCAATACCTTGTTGGTAAGTGATGTCTGCCCTAGCGCTGACGATGCACATAACGTAGCCGTGTTCGGTAAAGGACTTGGTAAATCCAATACGGTTACCTTGATTGGATGTGGTCGCGAACGATGCGAGTTGACCTTGAGCGTTCGAGCCGGCTGTCGGTGACGTTTGTGCAACAGGGTGGATATTGATTGGAACTTCGCCGCCGCCAAGATATTCGGACCGCTGGATTGTGTAATCCGGAATAAGTACGTTGAAATGCGACAGTACGATTTCTTGATAACGGTTGCCGCCTCTGGCGTCGGTAGCAAGGAAGCTGTTCATTTGGAACGCTTCGATGATTGCCGTTATGGGAGCGGATGCGGCAGAAGAAAGGTCAGCGATAAGGTCGCCGCGAGGATCAAGAGTAATGCCAACAGAGCTAGTAGTACCAAGAAGATCGCCCGAAGCGTTCGTTTCAACGTCTGATGCATCTGCTGCTGCTCCTGCGTAAGTGTAAGCTCTAAACCCAGAAAAGGGGGATTTGTCAGGATCGAGGATCACTGGGGCGGAGGTGCCTAATGGTACGGTAACGATCTCGTTGAGTGGAGTTGGATACGGAAGCAGGGATGTAAAGAAGTCATGTTTTTTGCCTTTTTTAAGAAGTGCAAAATCTGCAAGTACATCTGGACCGTCGTCAACGGGAGCGTTTGCTTCGTTTTGTAATACCGAAGATCGGAACCATTCGTTCCAGACTTTCGGATACATACGAAGAGGAAGAGTGTTTCTTACGAGAATGTCTTCGACGTCCGTCGGTAACCCCATGTAATCGTAGATCGTGCCAATACCAAATACGTCGGTGCCGGTGAGTTGAAGGTACGGGGTTACAAAGTCGATTGAATCTGAAGGATTCCGGCGTTCGCCCATGATTTTTTTAAAGTTGTCCTGAAGTAGTCGTGATGGACACCAGAACCAGTCAGCTCTGAGGTATAGATTGTCCATAATTGGAACTTTTTGGGTTGCAAGGCGACCAAAGAGGTTGATGTAAATGCTGGCGGTATCATTTGGATACATTTCGTCTATAAAGACAGGGATGTTGTAATCAAAATCGAAAGCGGTTTTGTGAGTATGAGATCGATCGAACGAAGATCTGGGGACGTTTGCGATCGGTACTTGTGCTGCTCCTGATTGTGAAAGTCGATTTCCTAAAGCCATTGTTTTTTTCCTTTAGAGTTTGAGGTTTTTTTGGAGAGTTTCTTCAAATTTTCGTTGTAAAATTTTTGCTCGAGCTTCATCAGCTCTAACTCCTGGGACATAGTCAAGTCCCATGGTCTGACGTCGTAATTCGTCAGTGGCATCAAATAGTCGAACCTGTGAGGATTCTCTATTTTGTGCGGCTTCGATTTTCTTTTGTTTTTGCTTTGTAACATAAGCCTCCCAGGCTGTTGGTTGATTTTTTTTAAGCCATTTTTCGTAAAATCTTGGGACGGAACATTTCATACCATCCGGAAGAATAATCTCACCAGAAGGAAAAATGTCGGTCCAATATCTTTCAAGGAAAGTTTTACCAATGGCGTGCTTCGAACTTTTTTTAGAGATAGGAGTAAAGTCATGCTCATGATCTTGTCCATGCGCGAGTTTCTTTGCTGCATAACGTGCGCAATACCCAGCGCTATGAAAAGTGACTGAGCCGTATTCTGCAATTCCGTGTCCCCAAGTTTTAGTAAGAAATTCTGACGAAAAGACTTGGTCGGATCGATCGGTTGTGTATTTGTGCAATCCATCTCGAGGAGCGAAATTAAAGAGTATAGCGTGCCAATGAGGGCGTTTTGTTTTGTCACCATATTCGCCGGTGACGAAGCATCCAATGGGCGCATCCTGGACCTTTCGTAATTTTTTCATGAACT